CCCCTCTCCCCCGGCCCCTTATTCAGGTGTCGGGTGCGTCAGAGACGCAGTGTGGCCCGCTAGGGCCGACTACTGGAATATACCAGTAGAAAACGTGTAGATAGATATCTTCTCGTAACCGATACTTCCCCTGACAACATTAGGGTCAGTATAACTATCCTTACCGCTACGTGTATAAACACTGTAAGACGGGAGGATTGCATCTCCAGGAAGCGGCTTTACAAAGGACCGCGGACGAAGATGATACGAAAAGAAGTAACCTCCACCCCAACCAGCGCGACGAGCACGGCGGCCGAAAGACAGGGTATAGTCACCTAAAAGGTGGCCATCACCGTATCCATCGGGGCCGTACAGTCGCTCGGTCGGGCATGTGTAGCTAGCCGCTGCGCGGGCGAGTAATACTTCGCCGTGACGCAGAAACCAGTTATGCATAGTGTAGAGGTTCCGATCGCTTACCAGAGTCTTTTGGTAAAACGGTCGAATATCTAAACCTGTAAGGTAGTCAGCTCCGCACGACTCCCGGAACGGCCCGGACTTATAGGACTTATCCTCATTGAGGAGAAATCCGACATGCTCCAGAACCTTCTTTAAGAGATCGTACGCGCCTACAGGGACGATTATATCGTCACCGTAAACACTGATGTCCTTACGGGGTAAACCTAAGTGCTTACAAACTGAGAATGAAATCGCAAAGAAAATCAGCGACTCTAACTCAAATGTAAAGGCGTTGCCCATACTGGAGAACTTCTCAAGTAGAATGCGATTGCCTTTATAAACTACCTCTGAAGTACGAAGTGCATCAAGCATCTCGGACCACGGGGGCGGTAGTAAGCTAAAAACCAGTTGTCGACAGAGACAGTCCGAAGCCATAGAGAGATCTATCGTTGATAAAGAATCATCGACGGACGCCCTTTCTGCTAGGGACTGATTGCGCGACTGGTCAAAGAGGTTTACTCCAGAACGCAACAGCCGGTCCTTAAGATAGGTGCCAAAACCCTTTTGAAAAAAGCTATTCAGAACGGGCTCAACAACTATCGAACGATCGGTTAAAGCGTTCTTCGGCACAAACACAAGTTTCCCAGGGGATATAGCAACTTCCACCTTCCAGAAGTCGTCAGACTCCGAAGAAGAGTGGTGTTGTACCCATTCAGGGGCCTCGTATAAAAGGTCGCTGACAAGAGGAACCATGTTCGTGCTACACGTTAATTGCGCTCCCAGTTTTGCTCTAGGGCAAGAGAGGGAACTCTTTACGTTGGTGTTTGCGCCAGGACCGAAACAGAAGTCCACGTCGTCGAGGGGCGGAAGTTCGCCAAGAATACTGTCTATTTTCTGCTGGGCGTAAAATAAAACCGCCTCAACATCACCATTCGGTGAAACAGTTTTCAAGCGAATATTCGCATCTCGACACATCTGTTCGGCACGGAGAAACTTCTCGAAAGCGACGGATTCACGATCTACGCCTAAAGGCAGGAAATCAAGCTTGGAAAAAAGAGCTTGTATCTGTCTCGCGTAGATAATGTCGTCAGTATCGGGATCGTTATAATCGATAGAATAATCAATTATAGCGCGGAAGTCGTTATTGGTCACGTGGGCATAAAGCTCACATGACTGGCGACCGCCAGACTCCATGCAAATCTTGGCTAAAGCCCCGAGTATTGCAAGAGACTCCTCGGGTGTTCTGTACTTTATCCAGCTCATATTGTTCTCCTTTATTTTGAACACCCAGGGCGAAATGCCCTGGGGAGCGAACCTAGCTAGCGAATGCTAGTTAGGGGATACGACGTCGCGGAAGAATCCGGGAATGGGAGCAGTACTTGCTGCCCAGGCACCAGCGGCCGCGTTATTGGCCAATGTACCTGTTGCAGTAGTGCTGGTCGCACCCTGGAGAAAACCGACCGCCATACGCAGGGTATTCATGCGATCCGCAGTTGTCGAACGTTTGTCAGCGAACATCGTGAAGATGCCCGTATTGACATACGCGACTTTCGGCGGTGCAACATAACCTGCTGAAGTACCAGAAGCGCCGAGGGTCTCCATAACGGGGACCTCCAACTTGACCGAGAGCTTGTAGCTCCCGCTTTTCAGCTTCTCCTGGTGAAGCGTGAATCGCGGTTGTCCCTCGAGAGGGATACCAGCGACCGACGCACGCCAGAAGGGATCCGGGTTATCCGAGATCGGCAGAAAAGTGTACTCTGTGGGAGTACCATCGTCCTTGACAAGAATGTTAGTCATTGCTGACATGGTTAGTACCTCAAAGTTTGGGTCTACACAAGCGCGTAAACCATTGTTTTACAACAATTTTGATAAGGGGAAATCCCAAACCAATGTGAAACAAGAGCACACGGCCCAGGATGTAAAAGATACACCCCAGGCCGTGTTTCAACGGGTTGAAGAGGCTCATACGAACCTCTGATACAGCAAAGCAAGCGCATTCGCAAAGTGCAGCGGACTCAATACTCGGTCCAACGGCTTAAATTGCGGAAACGCTGTGCTCAGCCCCGTAGACACTGTCCTATCCACCTTTATGTACCGACTATTCCAGGCTCCTCCTTTGTAAAACTGCAGTCCCTGGGGCTTAACCCCAACAAGGACCGAGGTGTTACGAGTGAAGATAGTCTGGACGAAGGTACCTTTAAGGTGAGGGATAGTGTTAAGGTTCTCTAAGTAGGTGCCGATAGGTATAAACCAGTCGGCAACGAAACTATAAGGAAGAACCTCCCAAGCTACAGATAGCGGGTCGTAAAGGCCCAGAGAACGCTGAACGGACAAATCCTCAGTCATCACGTACTGCAACCGGCCTACGGCACGTCGTGTGCCGAAACCGGTGTAGTTCGTAGGTGAATTGGATGTGTCTTTAGGCATCTCGTGTGTGCTGGTAGTAACTATGATAGACGATTGGCGGGGGGGCGCGGTTAAAATATGCCACGCTCCCATGCCATTGTAAACGTCTTGCAATAGAGGCTTCCAGCCATACTGTAGCTCCAGCCAACGACCGCTGACATCTTTCGATCTCAGCGACGAAGGTCGGTGCTGGGTACCAAGACACCGTGCAGCGCGGGCAAAATTCCCGTGCTTTACGGCGAGTATCGCGTTGCCGATCTTGGACATGTTTGAGTGTATCATCTCCAAAGTCTTATGCCCTTCAGCGACTGCCACGGCCAAATTAAAATTATGGTCCTTGACAGCGTTGACGAGCTTAGACTGAAGACGAAATGTATCATTCGTAGTCCAAGGAGTCAAAGTGTGGCCGTTTGCAAGACACGGTGCCGGATACCCGTTAAACGAGGTACCGTTACTGTGTCTGCACATAGCTACACGGATAGTGGCAGAATAAGGATTCATTCTGATCACACCCGGAGACAGAAACTTGCCATCGCTACCAGTCCAAACGCGGGAGGAGTAATAATGTAACGCTCCCCCATCGTTAATGACATTGGTATCGACGTCAGCTGCTGTTCCGATTGACTTGTTGCCGGTGCTCATCTTGAGCCTGGTAACAGCTCAGCCTGGAGTTCTTCCAGGCTACTAGGTGCTCCCTGAAATGGAAGCCGCTGGGCCGTAAAGCCAGCACCCAAGGTCTTGTTTACGATCAGAGGAATAGCTGCAGTACAGCCATAAGCCGACAAAATCGTTACCAACAAAATGATAACGAAAAGTTGATTTTTGTCCATACTGCAGTCTCCTCTGAAAGGCGATCTAGCAAGAGCTAGAGCGCCGTTGTAAAC